AGAATCTTCATCCGAAGAAGTATCACAGTTTGAAGCTCTTGCTAAAGACCTTTTCAAACTTGGTGTATTTTCTACAGATGAAGATGAAGAAGAAATAAACATCTCAACTCCTGAAGAATTCCTTGAAAGATTTCAAGATGAAAAACGTAAAGGAGCTATTGACATGATGAATAACTTCATTGGTCAGTTTGGAGAAGATTACCAAAAAGCATTTGATGCCATATTTGTAAAAGGAGTTGATCCTAAAGATTATTTTGGTACATATAATACAGCTGTAAGTTTTTCTGAAATGGATCTTTCACAGGAAACAAATCAAATGTCTGTCATCAGACAAGCACTTACAGATCAGGGTTTTGAATCTGAAGATATCAATTCAGAAATTGAAAGACTGAAAAACTATGGTGATCTGGAAACAGTAGCTGCAAAACACCATAAAGTTTTGGTTAAAAAGGAAGCTGTAAAGCTTCAACAACTAGAGCAAAAAGCTCAAGTAGAACTCCAGCAGAAACAAGCTATCAAGCAACAGTATGTACAGAATGTACAAGGTGTTCTGCAGGAAAAACTAAAGACTAAGGAATTTGATGGTATCCCCATCAATCCAAAGTTGGCAACAGAACTACAAGATTTCCTGCTGGTAGACAAGTATAAAACCGCATCTGGGGAAACTCTTACAGATTTCGATAGAACAATATTGGAACTGAAGAGACCTGAAAATCACCAGACAAAAGTGAAGGTTGCTCTTCTCTTAAAGATCTTGGAAAAAGATCCTACACTTTCTACCATCCAAAAAACAGGCATTACAAAAAAATCTAATGAGCTGTTTGGTGAGGTTGCTAGACAAGTGACTAAATCTGGAGTGAAGTCAGGAAATAATCCTCAGAAGTCTAATTCTTGGTTTTTATAAAAATTTTTAAAATTTAAAAAGTAAACAAAATGGCAATTCAAACGATCCCAGGCTTAACTGGATTTACGTATGCAAGAGTAGCCTCTATGGATAAGCGTGCTGTAGGTAAGCTTACTGATGCGAATCACTTAGAGAGCTTCCACAGCACAGAACCAGCTGATTATGATAAAAAAATCATCAGCTTGTACACTCAAAGTTCATTGTATAGCAATGACTTCTTGGACATGATTAACAAAAGCACACCTTATTACATTGATAATAATAGTGATGCTTGGAAATGGCAAGTGGCTGTTCCCTACAAATTCCCTAAGATCATCGCTGTTCCAGATGCTACAGCAGAGCTGAGCAAACCTGGTATTGATGGTCAAGAGTTTTCTCTTGTTTTGGACACTAACGAATTCTCTAAGAACGCTATCGTTTCTGTAGGTTCTCGTCAGTATGGTCCTCGTTTTTATGTTATCAAAGATCCTATTCCTTGGAACATGGGTTATTTGTATTCATTCACTCTGGTTACTGACAATCCTACAGTTGATTATGTAAGTTCTACATTCTTGCAAATTGGTATTGAGTTGGAACTAGTTGATGCAGCTATTGGTGAATTCGATCAAGATCTTTTAGGTCTTCCTCGTTTGGGTGAGCAAATCACTATGTTTGAATCTTTGGGTTCTGCATATGGTTTTGAGCACAAAATCACTGAGTGGGCTGATGACAAAATGATGCGTGATGCTTCTGGTAAGCCTTTGGATATCTTGGTTTATGCTCCTCAGCGTAGAAATCAATTACCATTAACACGTAATGATGTTAAATGGGAACCATTCATCGAGTTCTGGATGCGTAAGTCTATGCTTGAATTGAAAGTTAAGCGTATGATTTGGTCTAAACCAGGTACTGTTAAGACTAATGGTTCTAAGCAAGAATTGAAGCGTACATCTGCTGGTGTTTATCACAGAATGCGTAACAATGGTAACTTGGTACAATACAATCGTGGTGAGTTCTCTGCTAACTTGATCCGTTCTGTATTTGGTGATTTGTTCTATCGTCGTGTGGATGTTAAAGATCGTAAAGTTAAGATGTATACAAATGAAGCTGGTTTTGACGTGTTCCAACAAGCTTTGAAGACTGATGCTCTTAACAGTGGTCTTACTTTCATGGCTGATTCTGGAAATCGCTACATGCAAGGAGAAGGACAACACATCACTTACAACTTTGCTTTTGATAGCATGGTTACACGTGAGACTGGTCGTGTTGAACTGATTCACTTGAAAGAATTGGATTTGCCACAATCAAACTTGGAATTTGGTCAGAACAAGAAGAGTACACCAGTATTCATGGTATTTGATGTATCACCTATGAGCGATGGTTCAATGGTTAACAACATCCGTGAAGTACGTATGAAAGGTGCTCCTTCTATGACTTGGGGATATATCGATGGTACTCGTCACCACTTAGGTTTTGCTAAATCTCAGGGTATGAGTTCTGCTAACAAATTCCCTGGTTATGAAATCTGGATGAAAGACCGTTGTGATGTGTTCATTGAAGATTTGTCTCGTACAGTCTTGATTGAAGAGATTCCACAATTCTAATATTACTACACACAGTAGTGTGTATATAACCTACCGAGAGAATGTTCTCCCTCCTTCAGTGGAGGGAGCATCTCTCAAATACAGAGGTGAGTGTTGGGGTGTCCCCAGCAGCCATGATCTTCGGTGATCAATCCTCTGCAAATTAAACCAAATAAACAACTACATTATGGGCAGAATAGGCAAAATCTCCACTATTAAAAAGGAGTACAATAATTCTCAGTTGCAAACAATGCAAGGAGGTCTAGCAATTAAAGGCTTAACAAGGATTCCTGGTACAGGAGTTTTTAAATATCCTTACAAAGAACTAGATGGACAGTATAGGACAGGGCTTGATCCTAATGCTAACTATATCAGACGAATTTCAGATCCTTTAGAAAGAGAAATGGAAATTGAAAGAGTTACAACTCTTCGTGATAAACTTCAGCTTGCATTAGGAGGAATTGATCTTGGTCCTCGTTCTAAGTTTTGGAACTATGGACTCTCAACCTCTACAGAAGACACATTACATGTACAATCTGTTAAATTATTAGATGGAGACAATATTTTTGACCTAACTACTCCTCTTCAGGAACTTGCTTTCTCTTGGTTGCGTGTTCATCCTACAATCGCAAGCTCTTATCAAGCTTGGGAACGTGGTGAATATCCTGCAGAAACTCAGTTTTATGTAGCTGATGAAGAAATTGAAAATGCAGTGATGTTCAAAAAGAAACAACTTATTAATAAAGCTATTGTTAAGTTTGAATCTATGACTCCTGAGAAGAAGAAGAAAGTGGCTCGCTTACTTGGATTACCTGTTACAGATGATACTAAGGAAGAAGCTGTATATAATCTGGTGGACAACACTTTAAAACAAACAGAGTTTAAGAATGGTAAATACCAAGGACTTAACCCTGTAGAAGTTTTCAACCGATTTGCTGATATGAAGGAAAATCTGCTCCATATTAAAGATGTTGTAAAACAAGCTATCATTCACTCCATATACAGAGTAAAGAACAGTGGTAAGATATATGAAGGAGAGTTTGAAGTGGCTAAAGATGAAGATGATTTAATTAAATACCTTGCTGACGAAGATAATCAGGAAGATTTAATTACGCTTGAACAAAAATTAAAAACTAAGAAACTAGCTTCTGTATGATACCTGTAGATAGTTTATTATATAAGATTGATCAAAGACTAAATAAACTATCTACTAATGACCATCAACAGATTCAATTAGAAGATAAGATTTTAGCTTTGAATGAAGCACAGATAAAACTTATCAAACAAAAAGTTGATGGTTGGAGCACTGTGAGTGGAATGGGCTTAGATGCTTTCAAGAAGCGTTATGAGGATCTTCAAAGTCTTGTAGTTTCTTATAACAATCAACCTTTAAAGCTTACAATATTAAATAAAGAACTAAATCAATGGAAGGCTGGCTTACATGATCTGAATCCAAAATATATGTTCTATGTAGATGCATATATTATTGCAGATAAGGGAAAATGTAAGAATAGAAAAATCTGGATTAACAGAGACCTGGCTAAACATGGTGATCTTCAGTTTATTCTGAACAATGACCATTATAAACCATCATTCGAATATCAGGAAACATTCAACTTCCTGTCTTCAGATGAAATCTCAATATTCACAGATGGTACATTCACTCCAAAAACTATCAATATAATGTATATGAGATATCCTCAGTACATTGATAAAGAGGGATATGTCAAGTTTGATGGAACACCTTCCGTAGACCAAGATTGTGAACTAGAGACCTATCTGGAAGATGAACTTCTAGATCTTACAGTCCAAAACCTGGCAATGTACACAGAGAATCAATCTGCTGTTCAGAATGCCACATATAGAATTCAAACAAACGAGTAAATTTTTTCCATAACAATTTAAACTTAATAAAATGGCTGATTTTTCATTAACTACCCTCTTCGTAGTACCTGTTGGCTCAACTATTGCTAATAGTGGTTCTACGCAAGATTTGACTCCTGGCAAGGTGGGTTTTTTCAAAAATGACTACACTTTTGCTACCTCTGGTACTATTGCTGCTTCTCCTTATTTCTATGTTGCACAAGGACGTGTGAACACTTACTTACAAGGTAGTAAGCGTTCTGACAAGATTAAGGGTTGCCCTTCTGGTTCTGGATGTAATTCAAATGTAACCGAATGGTACAAAGTAGATGGTTGCTCTACACCTGCTACACAGGTTACAGATGTAGATGGTTGGAATGTAAAGTGTGGTGATATTGTCACTATGACTTTGCGTGCTCATTCTAGCTACATTGACACTCTGTATTTCAATGGTCTTACACGTTCAGTGACTGTTCAAGCTCCTTGCTGTGACTGTGGTGGTAATCCATGTGATACAGTTGATGTTCCTGCTTTGATTGATGCTTTCATCTTGAAATTGCAACAACAAGCTCCTGGTATCAATCCTGATAACATTAGCTTGAACAACTTCTTCCAATTCCAACGTATTGGTAATGATGCTAATGCAATCTTGCGTATTAGTGGTAAAGCTCTGACTGTTTATGGTCAACCTTGTGATGTTGCAGCATTTCCTTTTGAATATGACAGAATGTACTTCCGTACTTTCGTTTATTCTGGTCCTGCTACCACTGCTGATTTTATTGTTGCTGACAACTGTAACATTGTTGCTAATGCTGTAATCACTCAGCGTTCTTCTTACGCTACTGGTACTTCTGCTGAAATTACACAATTGGAGAAAAACTACTACAGTTACCAAGCTGGTTACTTAAAGCATTTGTATCGCATGGTTGGTTACAATGAGAACTTTGAATCATGGGTAAGTGGTGGTACAACTTACAGCACCTACTACATCAAGTTCAATGAGTATGATAAATCAACTTACAGTTGGGGTGATTACATCAAAGAAGATTCAATGGTTATCATCGCTGCTGAATTAGGTTCTGCTGCTGAAACATCTATCGATGCTATCTTATTGGCTGCATTAGGAACTCCTAGCCCAAGCGGTAACACTTGTATAACAACTACTTCTACAACAACTGTAGCTCCTTCTACTACTACAACAACTAGTACGAACATTCCTTAATAGTTGAGTAGAAATCATATTAACCTATGCCAGAGGGTGAGAGAGGATCTTCTCAAAATCCTCTGGCATATTTATTTATAAGTCATGGCTATAACAAAATTAGACATATTAGTAGTTCCTACGTATAATAGTAAGACTCTTGGTGTAAATGATGCATCTACATATGCCTCAACACCATCAGCTCCTTCTTTGGAAATAACTGTTCCAGCATTTGGAAAGGTTACACTTCCTTTTAACATTAATACGCTAAACGTAATTAATTCTACTTCTCTAGGACTTTCAGATGTTGGAAGTCCAATAATACCTCTTCCTGATGGTGTATACTATCTTAGATATTCAGTTGCTCCTGCATATGAGAACTTTGTAGAAAGATCAATCATGCGTGTAGATCAATTACAAGAGAAGTTTGATACAGCTTTCATGAGACTTGATATGATGCAATGTGATCTTGCCATCAAGACACAGCAGAAAGTAACATTAAATAGTATATATTATTTTATTCAAGGGTCCATTGCTGCTGCAAATAATTGTGCTATCTTTGAAGCAAATAGACTATATAACCAAGCAAACAAGATGTTAGACAACTTTATTAAAGCTGGAACATGTGGTTGCTCTGGTAATAATTACGTAACCAACTTCTATTAATATGGCTGCTTGTAAAAATTGCGGAAAACAAGTGGGATGTGGATGTCAATTATCAAATGGACTTTGCACATCTTGTCAATCCACACAAACAACTAAGAAATAATGTTAACACCTAGGCTTACAGAATGTTTGGAATGTGCAGATATATCAGCATTGCTATCTGAAATAGATTGCAAGCTAACAGATCTTGCTAAAGCTGAATATAATAATTTAGTATTTTCCCTCAACAGGCCTATACAGGGAATATTAATATCTGATCTTTTAATATATAAAAGAATCTTAACAAATAGACTCTGTAATCCTGATTATGCTTGTCACTATCCTCTAAACCAGATAGCTAGCAGAGTGAAGATGTTACATCCAATTCTCTGTAAATCTAATTGTCAGGAAAACAACTTTGCATTTAGCAATCCTGTTCCTGATACATATCCTCCAACACAACTAACCACTACAACTAGTACATCGACAGAGTTCTAATTAGTAAATTATAAAATATAAATACATGTCTTGTTCAAATTGCTTTAATGGCTGTTCGCAAATAACCTCTGACCAATGTGTCAGATATACAGGAATAGATGTCCCTGTTCTTGGGATTCAACAAGGAGATTCTCTATCATACATCCAACAGGCTTTGATAGAGTTTTTAGTTTCCACATTAGATGGTTCTGGGATTAAGGTGACTATTGATCCAGCAATCCTTTGTCCAGTAGTTAGTGGTAATCTTCCTACATGTGGAGATATTACAATTGTAGATGTGACAAATGCTTTGATTAAAACAGCATGTTTCATCCAAACAGAGATTGTTGCTATACAAGCTGATATAACTAATATAGAAGGTGATATTGCTGAGATAAATGGTCCATACACTCTTCCATCAGGATGTCTGGGAACTCTTCCAACCAATCCTACAACACATGATGTTGTACAAGCAGTAGTGACAACGCTTTGTGCATTTATTACAGATGTTCAAACAAATTACGTCCTTCTTGCAGATCTTGACACATTGATTGCACAATACCTCTCTTCTCAAGGTGGTGGTGGTACAAAAGTATATGAGAAGATGGTTCCTTATATAGCGTAT